TAAAAATGAGCATGTCTATATTATGTCTACAGACCAAGATTTCTTACAATTGGTAAATGAAAATATATCAATTTGGAGTCCCACCAAAAAACAATTATATACATATCAAAACTTTCATGAAGAAATTGAATTATACCCATGGAATTATATAAATTATAAAGTTTTAAAGGGTGACGGAAGTGATAATATATCAGGTATAAAAGGATTTGGTATAAAAACCGGAAAGAAAACATTTCCTTTTTTATTCAAAGAAAAACAAATATATATTTCTGATATTATTAATCACGCGGTTAAAAATAAAGGAAAATTTAAGATTTATGATACAATTCTAGAAGATGAAAAGAAATTAGAATTAAATTATAATCTTATGAATCTAGACAATATATATTTGAAAAAGCACACTAAATTAATTTTAGATAATGCTTTATCAAAAAGTTATAAGTTTAATAAGTTACAAATTTTAAAATTCATACTTGAAGACCAGATTAATTCAGCTATTAAGGATCCAGAAAAATGGCTATATGAAGTTTGGAGCAAAGTAAGTTGGAGAACCAAACAAAATGAACAAACTAAGTGATTATGGCTATCAATTTCAATTAAAATTGATTATCTGTTTAATGACAGATTATAATTACTTCAGACAAATTATAGATATTATACTCCCGGAATATTTTGAGTCTGAAGCTAATGCTATGATTATAAAAATAATTAAGGATTATAACTTAGAATACAGAAAAGTTCCTACTTTAAATGCTTTAGCTATCATAATTAAAAAGATAGACGATGAAGTACTTAAAATAAGTATTATCAATAATCTTAGAGAAGCACAAAAATATATTAAGACTTCTGATTTAGATTTTATTAAAAAAGAAACATTAGAATTTTGTAAGAATAAAGTTTTAAAGAATGCAATCGAAAAATCAATTGATTTATTAGAAGTTGGGCGTTATGATGAAATACAAAAATTAATTACTGACGCTAATAAAGCTGGTGTATCAAAAGATCTCGGACATGATATTAAATTAGATATAGAAAAAAGATATTCTGATGAAGTAAGAAAACCTATTCCGACTCCTTGGGCTCCAATTAATGACAGAACAGATGGTGGTATGGGTTCCGGCGATTTAGCAATTGTTACTGCTCCTGGCGGCGGAGGAAAGTGCGTAGGAAAAAATACTGTTATTGAAATTGAGTACGAAGAATTAGGGTTACAAATAAAGAATCAAATTTTATGGTTTAAACCATGGGACAAAAATATTTACAATGATACATATATTTTTGCATATCAAATATTTAAATTATTAAATTCGAAAACAAATATTATAAGATTAAAAAAGGAAAATATTAAAATAGGAGATTTATTTAAAAATCTAGATATAGAAGTTACAGAACATAGTAATTATAATCCTGATTTTTATCTTAAAGTTAATACTCCATATGGTTATAAAGATATTAGTAATTTATTTCGGACAGAATTACAACAAAGTGTAAGATTATATTTTTCTAATAATACAACTTTAGAAACTAGTTTAGATCATAGATTAAAGGTTAATGGAGATTGGAAACATGTCAAAGATATATGTATTGATAATGATATCATAGAAACAAAATCTGGGATGACATCTTTAAAAAGAGTTCATAAAGGAAAAGAAAAAATTTTATATGATATATCTGTAAAAGATGTACAATGTTACTATTCAAATGGGATATTATCTCATAATTCTTGGGCGCTCGTTTCTTTGGCAACTTTTGCTATTAAACAAGGTTATAAAGTTGTCCATTATACAATGGAACTCTTAGAAGAATATACTGGTTTAAGATATGATTCTTGTTTAACTGGAATACCATTTAGGGATTTAAAATTACATCAAGAATCAATAGAAAAATATTGGGCAAATGTTAAAGGTGAACTTAAAATCAAATTTTATTCATCTAAAACATCTAGTGTTAATACATTAAGAGCTCATATTGAAAATTTAAAATTAGAAGAATTTGATGCGGATTTAATTATTTTGGATTATGCAGATAAAATGATTAGTATCACATCTAATTCAAAAACTAGAGATGACCAAGTATATGGTAATTTATATGAAGAAATAAAAGGATTAGCTCAAGAATTACAATTACCAATCTGGAGTGCTAGCCAAAATAACAGATGCATTTGTATTGATTCTCTAGTCGAACATAAAACTAAAGGGAAAATCAAAATTAATAGTTTGAATATAAATGATGAAATATTAACGCATGATGGATTTAAAAAAGTAACTCATATATATCCAATAGAAAAACAAGCTGCTTATAAAATTAAATTAAAAAGTGGAAAGGAAATTACTTGTTCTGCGAATCATGAATTTCCTGTTAAATATAAGAAATTAAAATCTATTCAATCCGGATTAAAGCCCGGGGATAAATTATTTATTAAAAAATAATAAAAAAAATGTGTTGCCGTCCATATTTATATTAAAGGAGATAATATGGACAAAATAAAACGATTTTTAAATAGTAAAGAAGCAAAAAAAAGAAATATATCAATTGATAATATACAATCAGTTAATTTAAAAAAATTGGAAGATGTATTTTTAAAAATATCAATTTCCGATATTCGGAATAAAACTGAAATGATATTTAAATTAATACAATATAATGTATCGGGGAATTGGGCTAATAGAATAAATGAATCTAAAAAATTTGGTAGAGACTCTTCTAGTTTAAATAGTCATATTGTTAGATATGGGAAAGATGTTGGTCATATTTTATTTAATGAAAAAGTAAAAAAATCAACTGTTAATAAAGAAAATTATTTAAAAAAACATTCTGTTGAAGAATGGTATAAATTATGTAAAAGTAAAGCTAACTATGGATTATCACCATGCATTGATAGATATGGCAAAATTTATGGGCCCATTAAATGGCAAGAAATATTACAAAAAAAATTGGCCACTCAGAAAGAAAATTTCAAGGATAAAAAATGGCATAATGGCAGCACATTAGAAGAATATCAAGAAAGACATGGGATAGAGGATGGATATAATAGATGGAAGAAAAGATATGATAAACATTCATATGATGTGTCTAAACAAAGATATATCGATCAATATGGCAAAAAGTTAGGTACAAAAATATGTCATGATTTAAAAGATAATACTTCTAAATCAGCCTTTATTAAAAGATATGGTGAAAAAGATGGAATATTAAAATATAAAGAAAATTGCAAAAAATGTGCAATTACTGAAGCTAAAATGATTTGTTTATATGGCGAAAAACAAGGAAAGATAAAATATAAAGAATGGATATTAAAAGTAACTGCTAGCAATAAAAATAGAAAATTTAATGGTTATAGTAAGATTTCTCAAGTATTATTTTGGTTATTATATGATGAATTAAATATCAATGATAAAAATAATTGTTATTTTGGAGAATTAAATAATGAATATCAATTTTATGTTAATCATGAAAATAATTATCCTAAAAAAATTATAAGAGTAGATTTTAAATGTAAAAATGTTATTATTGAATATGATTGTGATTATTATCATGATGAAGATTTGGATAGACAAAGAGATGCTTTATTAATAACAAAAGGATATAAGATATTAAGGATTAATCATAATGAATTTATAAAATATAAAAATAGGGATGGGATTATTAATAAATGTAAACAATTTATAAATGAAAATGCATAATTTAAATCCTATAGACTTTATCATGGATGAAATAGAATCTATAGAATTAATAGGAGACAAGGAAACAGTCGATATATCAGTTGAAGATACACATATGTTTTATGCGAATGATATATATACTCATAATTCTGCTGTGAATGAGGATATTATCATGGCAGACAAAATTTCAAATTCATATGAAAAGATTATGATTGCAGATTTTGTAATGTCTGTATCTAGAAAACCAGGCGATAAAATTGGAAAACAAGCTAGAGTTCATATAGTAAAAAATAGATATGGACCTGATGGTGAAACTTGTCCGGCTAAATTTGATGCGGATAATGGAAATATCATTTTATATGAACCTACATCAATTGAAGGAAAAGAAGAACAAAGTAAAATGGGAGATAATGGTCCTATTGTAAAGAAATTTTTACAATCTCGCTATGAAGAATTTAATATGAATAAAAAGAAAGATTAAATGAAAATAATATATACAAAAGAAGAAGTTAATGAGGCGACATTGAAATACTTCAAAGGGGATTCATTAGCGACAGATGTATGGATAGATAAATATTGTCTAAAAAATAAAAATGGTGAACATATAGAAAATAGTCCCCATGATATGTTTAATCGAATAGTTGATGAATTATATAGAATTGAAACAAATTATGATAATCCAATTCCTATTAAAAAAATTCATGAATTAATAGATGATTTTAAATATCTAATTCCTGGTGGTTCGATAATGGCTGGAATAGGTAATATCGATATTACTTCATTATCAAATTGCTTTGTTATAGCACCATCTTTAGATTCTTATGGGGGAATTTTTAAAACAGATCAAGAACAAGTTCAATTAATGAAACGCAGAGGTGGTGTAGGGCATGATTTAAGTAATTTAAGACCTATGAACATGTCTGTGAATAATAGTGCGATGACATCAACTGGGGTTGTTTCATTTATGAATAGATTTTCTAATTCAACACAAGAAGTTGCCCAAGGTGGAAGAAGGGGCGCGCTCCTCTTAAGTATATCAATAAAACATGTTGACGCAGACAAATTTATTGATGCAAAAATAGATATAACAAAAATTAATAGTGCTAATATATCAGTAAAAATTGATGATGATTTTATGAATGCTGTAATTAATGATAATGATTATATTCAATCTTTTCCAATTGATATAGATATTAATTTTGATTCCGGTATAAAAGAAGAAGATTTAGAATATGATGTATTAACAAAAGGTGCTCTAGGATATTATAAAAAAATTAAAGCTAAAAAATTATGGAATAAATTAATTCATAATAATTGGAAATCAGCTGAACCAGGGATACTATTTTGGGATACAGTGCGGAATAATTCATTAGCTGATATATATCCTGAGTATCAATCCGTAACTACAAATCCATGTATTCCCAAATGGGCAAAGTTAATGACTTTAGATGGAATAAAAGAACTGAAAGATGTTAATATTGGAGATATAATATGGAGTGCAAATGGTTGGACTACTATTATAAATAAGCAAAATTCCGGAATTCAAGATATATATGAATATGACTTAGAAAAAGATTTTAAATTTTTTGGCACTCAAGGGCATCAAATAATAGAAAATGGTAAAAAAATAAAAGTTAAAGATGCTAAATTTATAGATTGTTTTTTAAATAATATTAAAGATGATTTCGCATCTTTTACAGCTCCATTAAGTATAGAACCATTAAACATTCAATCATCTAAATATTTCTCAACTGAAGAAGTATTTGATATTACTGTAGATAATGAATCTCATACATTTTGGAATAATGGATGTAATATTGCTAATTGTGGTGAAATTAATTTGTGTTCTTACGGAAGCTGTATTTTAGCATCTTTAAATTTATATTCATATGTAAAAAATCCTTTTACTAAAACTGCAATATTTAATTCTAAATTATTTAAAGAACATGTGCATCATGCTCAAAAAATAATGGATGATATTATTGATTTAGAAATAGAAAAGTTAGATAAAATTCTAGATAAAATAAAAAATGATATTGAAGATTGGAATATTAAACAAAATGAGTATGATTTATGGATGAAAATAAAAGAAAAAACTATTAATAGTAGAAGAACAGGCTTAGGAGTAACTGCAGAAGGTGATATGTTAGCAGCATTAAATTTAATATATGGAACTCAAAAAGCAACTACATTTTCAGAAAAAATACATAAAATATTATATAAATATAGTCATATGTCATCTATAGATATGGCAAATGATCGCGGAGCATTTAATATATATGATTTTGATTTAGAAAAAGGAAATAAAAATTCTATAAAATTAATGAAATTGCTACCAGATATATATAAATCACGATTAGAGAAATTTGGAAGAAGAAATATAGCAAATACAACAATTGCCCCGGCCGGCAGTATCAGTATCTTAGCACAAACAACATCAGGAATTGAATCTGCTTTTAAAATTTATTATAATAGAAAACGAAAAGTAGATATATCCAGTAGAAATACAACTACTGATGAAAATGGAAATAATTGGGAAGAATATAATGTTATTCATAATAAATTCATACATTGGTATAGCATAACTAATAATATATTATTTAAAGAAGCTAAATTATATTTAGAAACAATATCTAATAATGAATTTGATATAATTATTAAAAAATCTCCATATCATAATGCTACATCGGAAAATATAAACTGGATAGAAAAAGTAAATCTTCAAGGAACAGTACAGAAATGGATTGACCATTCAATATCCGCGACAACTTGTATCCCAGAAAATTCAGATGAGAAATTAGTGAATGATATTTATATAAAAGCATGGAAATCTGGTTGTAAGGGGCATACAATATATCGCGATAACTCTAGAGCAGGGATTATGACCAATAGAAAAAAGAAAAATGGTAGAATTGTTCCCCATCGTCCGAAAAAAGTTGATCATGATATTCATCATACAGTTGCTAAAGGAAAGAATTGGGTTGTATTAATAGGACTTGTAAAAGATCCATCAGATGGATTAATTAAACCCTATGAAGTATTTGCATTTAGAAAAAAATTAGTATCATTATCTCCTAGTATTACAAAAGGTATAATGAATAAGATAAAATCAAAACATTATAATTTAGAATTAAAAGATATTACATTAGAAGATGTAACCAGTTTATTTGAGCAAGATGAAAATCAAGCACTATGTAGACAAATATCATTATCACTAAGACATAAAATACCCCTAGAATTTATTGTTGATCAATTAAATGAAGCAGAAGGAACAATTATATCATTTAGTAAAGCAATTGCACGAACACTTAAGAAATATATTGATAACTCAGAATTATTACCTAGTAAAGAATGCCCGGAATGCAAAACACCAAATTCATTGGAATACTCAGGTGGTTGCTTCATCTGTAAAGAATGTGGTTTTAGCCAATGCGGCTAGAAGATAAATATAAATATATAAAAATCAAATTATGAAATTAAAAGAATTATTAGACAAAGTATTTGAAAATGGAGCAATTAATAATACAATTGATGGAACTGAAAGATATACAATGTTTCCCGAACATTTAAAATTATACAAAGATAAATTATTAGAATGTGACGAGTTTAAAAATGTCGACCTAGTTATTATAGATAAACCAGTAGTTACATATAGAAATATACTCGCTGAATGTCAAACAATAAAATTAGATAACGATATTAAATTTAAAGAAATTTTATATCTATATAGTTTATCGTTACATGCTATAAATAAAAATATAATGCTTCGAGGAGTATTTGCTATTGATAAATAAAATATCATATGAAATATACAAAACTAAAACCAGAATTAACGAAATGGCAAATGCTTTTTCAAAGAGAGAAAGTAAAAGAATATAAAAGATGTTCTACTAATCCTATATACTTTATCAGAAGGCATTGTAAAATAATTAATTCTAATAAAGATCCTATTAAATTCGAATTATATCCATTTCAAAATGATATATTAGATTTATTTCAAAATAATCAAAATGCATTTATATACACATCACGGCAAATGGGCAATACATCATTATTATGTGGATATATTCTATGGTTGATGACATTTCATTATGATAGAAATATAGGCTATATTGTACCTAAGCTGAAAGCAGGCCAACATGCATTGGATATAATAAAATGTATGTGGTCGTATTTACCTAAAGAATTTCAAAGAAAATCAATAAATAATTCCAAAAGTTATCTAGCATTTGAAAATGGGTCATCTGTGGATATAAAATCACATCGTTCTTTTGGTAAATCTACATCATATGGACATATAATATTTGATACTGCATCCTATATTCATATGGATGAAATTTGGATTGCACATGCCCTAGATTTAGAAGAACCTAAACAAATTATTATATCTACCAATGCTATATCTTCCAATTCAACAACTAATGGATATCTAAGGGAGATATGGAAAAATGCATTACTAGGATTAAATAACTTTGAAACACTTAGAGTTCCATGGGATGAACATCCGGATAGAAATATAGGTTGGAGAAAGATACAAGATAAAGTATTAGGAAAAGAAAGTGCAGCAATTGAATATGATGCAATTGAACCCAAAATATAAATATATGTCTAAGAGAAAGATTTTAAAGGAATTTAATGATATCCGTTATAATAGGATAAATAAATTTGATATCATTAATAAGTATACAATATTACGAGATGGAATAGAGTTTATTTTAAATAATAATACAGCAAATGATGCACCATATCATAATTTCAGTCATTTATTAGACACTGTTAACTATTGTAATTTTCTATATAAATATTCATCCAATATTAAAAAGGATAATTTAAAATTAGAAATGTTATTATTATCAGCTTTATTTCATGATTTTAATCATTCACAAGGTAAAGAAAAAGATGATGTCAATATTGAAATGGCAATTGTTGGATTAAAAAAATTTATAGATAACGAACATAAAGGAAGGTATTCAGATCCTGAATTATTTTTTATATCTAGTTTAATTAGAGCAACCACATTTCCTGGATGTACAATTGAAAATATTGATTTAACTGAATATAAGATGATAATTAGAGATGCCGATTTTATGCGTGTATATGATACCAATTACATTCAATTTTGTTTTATTGGTCTAAAAAATGAGTCTAATTGTACATATTCACAATGGGCAGACGGTCAATTTGGATTTCTCGAAAAGTTATTCTATTATACCTACGTAGGCAAAATGATACACAAGAAGTATAAACAGACATTATGGGATGAGTATAATGGGATTAAAAATAATATATATAAATAATTTATGTTTTGATAAATTACTAAATATATATAGATATATAAGTTATATTAATATATATATACAAATTAGTTATATATTCATTCATCAATATCAATACTAACATGAAAGATATAGAATGCCCTTATTGTCAACATGAACAAGATATATGTCATGATGACGGGCAAGGATATGAAGAAGATGTAAAACATGAAATGCAATGTAGTAATTGTGATAATTTTTTTGTTTTTTATACATCTATTATATATCATTATGAAGCATTAAAAGCAGATTGTTTAAATGATGGAATTCATAATTGGGAAGCACAAAGGTGTTATCCAAAAGAGTATACAAAAATGGAATGTTCAATGTGTGGTGAGAAAAGAACCCCAACAGACGAAGAAATGAAAATAATACTTGAAAATGACAACTAGTGAACTAAAGCAAATAATTAAAGAAGAAATTGATGAGTATTATATTCTTGAAACAGAAGAACATTTATTATTTTGTAAATGTGTGTATGATGCAATGGATAAGAGATTTCCAACAAAAATAAAATTTAAGGAATGGGTAAAAGAAAATAAAATAAAATAAAATGACAAATAAAAGAGTATACAAAGAATGGGAAGACATATATCCACTAACTTTAATTCAAATGAGCTATGGTGGTAAATATATAGCTTTTAATTGTGAAGAAGATGCATCATATGTACAAAATGTTAACACAGAAGAAATATCTTTTTATTTGGATGATTGGCTCGAAGAGAAAGTTTCTCCCATTTTATATGGAGTAGGAACTACAATAATGGATGCAATGAATAGTTTACTTGAAGTGATGAACAAAAAGCAATGAATGAACTAGACATATTTCAATATTATCTAGATGATCCTGATTCGTATAAATCTTATGATGATTGTTATAATGAATTAATTAAAACAAATAATATTAAAATATTTCCTTTTTGCTTAGATTCAGATGGAATATGGAAAAGATTGGAGTTAGATTGGATGCTAGAATATTTTATAGAAAAAGAAGAATATGAAAAATGTATTATAATAAAAAAAAATATAGATAAATATTTTATTGCATCTCCAAAAAAACAAAAAAAATTAAATATAAAATTAAGAAAACATCATGAATAAACTAGACAAAGATTACATTGAACTACTTAAAGACATTAATTTAAACGGGGTCATTAAGAAAGATCGAACATAATAAATA